TCCGTTGTTTCCATACGTTACTGAGGGTCCAGATTTTGCAACCCAGATTCCTGATGTGGAATCTGTTTCACCAAAGTCTGATGCTGCATATTGTAAACCATCTATAAAATGAAAATGAGCCATCACACCATTAAAATAACTATTATCAGTAGCAGTATTTTTTCCTATTGTATGTAAAGCTGCTTGATTAATTCCACTTTCTTGATTTTATGTTGGATAAGTTTCTGTTCCCCAAGCAGTTTGTAATACTCCATTAACATAATAATTAACTCTATCTGCGGCTACTGATTGTGTAGAATCATAAGCTAAAACTAGATGATACCAGGCTGCTGTATCTCTTAATTTTAAAGAGGGTCTTAAATTAATTGTATAAGAACCATCATTTTCAACAAACTCATACGTTGTATCTCCATTATCTCTAAAAGCTGAATAATTACTTGTAGTTCCAGTTGAATAAGAAGAGAAAATTGTTCCTTCAGATATAGGAAAAGCCTTTTTTAACCACACACTCATAGTCCATTTTTTTCTATTAGTTGCAGTGCCAAATGTTTTTGATAAAACTGTAGTAGCCATTAGTTAAACTGTCCTCCTTGACCTATTGTAAAGCTCCAAGTAATACTGAAAGCTCTATCTGAAGTTTGTCCTTCTGCATCGGTTGCTGTAACCGTAAACGAATCGGTTGCCGCAGCTGAGTGAGCCGTTTGTGTTCCTGTTATTGTAGCAGTTCCGACTCCAGTTGAAAAGGTTAGTCCTGCTGTCACCGCTCCTGTCGTTACCGCAAAAGATGTGGCATCCGTACAAACTAAATTAATTGTTGAAATAGCTGCACTTCCAGATAATGTTCCTAATGTTCCTGCTGTTGTTACCCAAGCAGGTACATCACTTACCGTTAAATCTGCTGATGAAGTTCTAACCGCAATCCCATTTGGATTTTCAACTCTTATAAAATAAGTTCCATCAACTGGCAACGTAAAAGTCGCTGTTATTGAAGTTGCAGAAGTATAAGTAATACTGTCAGCTACCACAATAGCTCCTGTTGCATTAATCGCTTCAACAGAAGGCATATTAGTAAAATTAGTTCCTGCAATCACAACGGCTGTTGAAGTATTGGGAATAACAGAAGGAGTGAGTGAAGTAATCGTTGGACTGGTAACAATAGTAGTTGAACCACCTAAAGAAACTGAACTTCCATCAATGGTAATAGCACTATTCGCTAATTTAGCATTAGTCGCTGCTGAATTTAAAATTTTAACCGTTGTTACCGCATCGGTTGCTAAAGCCGTAGCATCCACTGCACCTGCTGCAAAATCAGCAGATGTTAAAGCGGTTGCTGGTGGTTGTCGCCCAATGTAAGCCATTGTTTATTTTTTAATCTCCTATGTACTAATTGTATCTATAACTGAAACGGCAGTATCTAATGATGATGCTGTATCGCTAACGGCTGTAATCTTATCACCTGAAGCTAAAACAATTTTACTTCCTCCATCAATCAGTTCTAACGAACCTCCTGCTGGAATAGGAACTGTTTTAATCAAATAATAATTGGTTGCAGAACGGATAATATAAACATCTACATTAATTGTAGTAACTGCTACATTAGCACATCTGATTCCAATTACAGCATCGTAACTATCAGCAACAGCAAGAATGTCCACTGGAGATGTTCCTGTGTTTCTTGTTATTTGATTTCTGAAGTTTTGAGCCATGTTATCCTCCTATTAAAGTGCTACACTCATTGCAATACTGAATCCAGCAGATGCTTTAGTATCTAATTGATCTTGAGCATTAGAGCTTAAACTATTAATGTACTGAAATTCCGTATCACTAACGGTTCCGTTTGCAATTTTTGCTGCTCCAATACTATCTATTGCCAAATTAATTGTTCCTGTGCTGGTAATTGGCGAACCAGTTATTGTAAATTCACTTGCTCCTGCATCAGCCACTGCAACCGAAGTTACCGTACCTCCTGCACTTGGAAAAATTTGAGTAAAGGTAATAGACGCTACACCGATTGTACCACTATCTGTCGTACAAAGCCACATGGTATCAGCATTTGTTGTACCTTCTTTTATAATTGTTAATTGTCCAGCTAATTCAGCAACCGTATTAAAATCTGGATCTCTTGAAGCTGTCCCTGAAGCTACTACTACATAAATTCCATTTTGAGAAGTAGTCGTTTGATTTTTAACTAATACTTTGTCGTCTGTCGCTAAAGTAACTCCGTCTAATGTATCTCCATTTTCAAGATCGGTTGCTAATGAAATGTTAGCCGTTGTTGCTGAACGACAAATAATTCTTGTTTTTAATCCTGTAACTAAATTATCGACATACGTTTTAGTTGCAGCATCAGAACCTGCACTTGGAGAACCTAATCCTGTAATCGTACCTCCAGAAATTGCTACTCCACTTGCCGCTTGGATTGCCATTGAAGCTAATCCTAAAGAAGTTCTAGCTGTAGCACCTGTTTCCGCTACCCAGTTTGAACCTGAGCCTACAATAAAATTACTATCGGTTGTTGAAAGTCCTGCAATATCTGCAAGTCCTGCATCATACGCTTGAACATTAGTTCCGATCGCTAAACCTAAATTAGTTCTTGATGTTGAAGCCGAAGCCACATCCGATAAATCACTTGCCGCTACTAATTTTGTTCCTAGTTGAGTTTGAATCGCAGAAGTTACACCTGATACATAACCTAATTCTGTTGAAGTAACAGATGACGCTGCAACTTTTCCTGCACCATTTGATTGAACGGCTCTACTTGCCGTTAAGTCAGAAGAAACAATAGTAGTGGCTGCTCCTGTAATGGTATCGCCTTTAGCATCTATTTGTGTTTGAATATCACTTGTTACTCCATCTAATCGTTGAAATTCTGTATCTGAAACTGTGCCGTCTGCAATATTAGCTGCTGAAATTCCAGTCGGTAAAGAAGTATTGGTTTTTGATAAAGCTCCTAAATAAACATAAGTAATTGCTTCACTAGATAATGAACCACTATCCCAAGTTACATTAACTGTTGTGTTTGTTGAAAAGGATGAACTAGAAATCGTTCCATAAATTGTACTAGGAGTGGGTGCTGTAAGTTTAATTCTTCTGCCTGTATGATATTGAGAAGTTACATCAACTCCTGCTATGGTAAAAGAAGTTGCTGAAGCATACGCATACGTTACACTTGCATTACCATCTCCGTATTGAACCCATTGCGAATCATTAAACCAATCTCTAGTATTTTTCATTAATGCTCTTAAAGCATTATTCAAATTACTAGGTAACATTCCTTCTGCTACATTAATGGTATTAAGTGATGTATTATCGGCTTGGGTTGTTGAATAATCTTTTATATTTGTTGTCATTTATTTAATCTATAAACCATGAAAACGCTTTAGCATTTTCGTCATTATTTTTATTTATTAAAACATTTACCGCTTCTTCTACTTGTCTTTGGAAGAACTCTTGGTGTTCCATACTATAACGAATATTGTCTATATTAATATCTGTAGCCATTATCGTTGTCCTGCTCTTGATGCAATAAAATCAACACCTTGTGCATGAGTCCAAGTTGATCCTGCTGCAATTTTAACATTCGCCCTAACATATCTTCCTGATGATCTTACTGGTACTGAACCGCTGGTTACCATTGAACTATAAGAAGATGTAGTAGCATCGTTTGCTAATCGTTCCCTTGTTGTAATTGCAACCGTTGCCGTTGCATCTACAATGGGTCTGACTTCCGTTATATCTGATCTTAATCCAGGAAACAACTCAATTTCTTTTGTTTCAATTTCCACATCATTACTGTTACCAGAAAAAATAGCCGCCTTATAATCTCCATCGATAGCTCCTAAATATCTTTGTCCTCCTAACCAAAAAGCCGTATCTAAAGCAATATTAATATTATCTAAGTTAGAAGATATTAAATCCATTGTTTCTACCGTATAAGCTCCAACGAATTGAGAAAAGATGGTACTAGCCGTTGCTTTAGCAAAAGACCATTTTTCAGTTACATAATTATAAATTAAAAGTTTATCACAAACACCTGTAGTATTAGCGGTATTATCAGAACTAGGATAAAGCCAAATGGCTAATTGATTAAAAGGATCAACCGCAGACACAATTCTGTCGCTATAAGCTTTGTCTAAATCTACATCAAAAAAACGATTAACTTTTTCAGCTCCAATCGGTTTAATTGTATCGCCTTGTACTTCAAAGAAACCATCATCGGCATAAAAGAAAACCCTTCGATTGTCTTGGCAAACTGTTTTTCCATAAACTGCACCCCTGTTAGGAGATACTACAGAAAATCTAAAGATAGTTGTTCCGCCCACATAGTCTAAACGCACTATTTCATTTTGTCTAAAAATATAACCATATTCACCAGAAGTGATGGCTACAATCTGTCCACCTGAACCTGGAAGGTCTTGACTATCGGCTTGTTTTGATCCTGCTGTCCAAGTGGTAATATCATTAATGCCTGACCATTGAACCCTGTTCGTTGCACCACTAATATTTCCTGTTACTAAAAAATCTCTAATCACTCCTGATACTCTAAATAGAGGTGGAGTTCCATCGGTAGCAATCGCTGAAAGATTAGCAAAGTTTGTTGAAGTTCCCATTAAATAATATTGGGGTGCATCTACTCCATTACTCACAATAATATAATCTCCAAATTGGGTAAAAGTAAAATAGTCTGTTGCCGTTCCTGATAATGGAGCACCACCAGTAAAATCAGTAACAGCCATTCTAGTCGTATCTGAAGAAGTAACAGTAAGATTATCATTCCCTACTACTGCTCTAGTGACGGTTACTACATTTGCCGCTGGATTAACTGCTGAAAAATTAGCATTGGCATTGATGCAAGTAAAAATATTATCTGCTGTCGTATCATTAGATTCGTTATGAAAAAATTTATCGGTAGCAGGGGTTCCTGTACCAGCTCCTTGACAAGTAAAGGTAACTTCAACTCCAGCACTTGTCATTAAAACAATCGTTGAATCAGTAGCTATGTTTGAATAATCTGTAACTGTAATGGTGCAAGTCGCATAAGAATCATTTAAAAATTTTCCTCCAGCACCTCTATCAGTAAATGCTCCTGCTGATAGTTGATAAATAGTATCTTTGGTTGCCGCAAAGTTATAACTGGTATTGCCTGTTGATCGAAATGAACCAGCTCCTTTTGATAAATCCGCAATCGTATTGGTACTATAAGATGTTAAAGAAGGAAAAGGTTTATAACTTCTAGCAGCAAAATAAACATTCTTTGCTACATTCGCACCTGGATTCATAAACTTGGGTTGATCCGGTAGCCATTCTCCAAAAGGTACTTGCATCTATTTCCTATTCGTTATTGCTTACAATAACT